ACGTCACATACTCACACTTACACTGATGACCCTACTAACACGACTTGGTATATGCCAGACACTAACGGAGTTATGAATGGAACTTCTGCTCCAGCTTCTGACTTGACTCTAGGTCAGGCTGCTACATATACTGAGATTACGTCTTTGACTGACTCAGACTTAGCTCCTTCGGCTTTTAGTGGTTCGGATATCACACAAGAGGAAGGTACTAACGTAAACATTCAAGTGACTCCAGCTGGAGCGGCTTGGTCGACCAGCGTATCTATCACACCTTCAGGAAGTGGTTTAGTGTATGACGGTTACTCACTTATTCAAGGTACTCTTACTGATGTTGGTGCAGATACTACTTACACAATTAGCGTAACAAGAGCTAACGCTTACGGCAGCACAACTGGCACAATGACCGTGACAGCTACAGATGTAGCTCCAGTTCAAACTAATGACACACCCTGGACTAAGGCTTTAGATTTTAACGGTTCTAATGAGCACACTAAGCAAGTTAGTAACAGTATGTATGCACAGCCATTGCAGATGAATGGGTTAGCCAATACAGTTAATTTAGGCACTCGTTCACAAGGTGAGACATCCAATAACACATCTTCCAGACCTTGGGCAACATCTTGTGTATTTAAAGCAGATAGACACAATAGTACTCAAGTTATATGGAATCAAGGTGAAGGCTCCTCAAATGGAAACGATAATATTTCCTTAGTTTTAGGAGGTAATGGAGACATTAGCTTGCAATGGGGACGTCAAGGAACAGGGGCTAATAAGTGTAGAATTGCTCAGAACATATCATCTTCTAATTGGTATGGAGTCTCTATTGCTCATAACGGTGTGAGATTAGGAGGCGGTAATGCTTCTTCGTCTAACTTAGCTGATTGTTTTGACATTAGACTAATGAGCAGTGCTGATTCTTTTGTTTCGATAAGTAGCAACTTATCAGTTGCAGCTAATTGGATATCTACAGGCCAAAGAATGGATAGAACTGTGGCGGGAGATTTTACCATTGGTGGAAGGGGAAATAGTAGTTACTTAACCTACCACGGCAAGGTTGCTAGTATGGTAGTTACGACATTACTTAGTGAAGGTAACTACACACCCGCTCAGCTTCCCTCAAGATATATGCCTGATGCCGACCAAGCAAAAATGATGATTACTGACCCCATTAAGTGGGTTGATGATTATAAAGTTAGATTATCTTCAGGAAATCCTAATGGTTTATTTAGAAAATCTGCTGAAAGATTTGCAACGAATTATTTTACACCTACAGGCGCTAATCAGTCAACTTTCGTATGGTTAATGGGAGACGGTACTAACGATTCTTATTCTAATGGAGTAAGAAACTATATCTACCCGTCTGACCAAAACTATAGCAAGTTACAATTAAATAGTATGGTATCTAACGACATTGAAACTGTTAACATTAACGGATTAACATAATGATAATTAAAGCTAAATATCCAGCTCTCTATAGACCTTATATGCAAGATGCGTATCAAGGCTATGGAGGGCTTAGCGGAGGGCAAAATACGTCATCCGTAACGTCTAACATAACTGACAGAAACATAGAGAACGATAACGAGTCAGACTGGGCATAATCTCAGTTATGACACTTTGTCTTTATTAATATGACATTTTGTCAATGTTATGCGTGCATAGTTTTTTAAAATCCGCAAAAAACTTGTTTTTAAATAAAGTGTTAAACCCTTTAAAATTCAATATATGCCGAGTGCAAAAGAAACCCTAGATAAGATAGCACAAGCGATCGGAATCGCTACTGCTGACAAAGTTGAGACTGTTGAGGAAACAGTTGAAACTCCCGAGGTTGAAGCTACTGAGGAAGTAGTTGAAACTAATGACAATACGACAGAGGAAGTAACTGAGGAAGTTACTGAGACTGAGGAAAATAAGGAGGTAGCTGACGAGGTTGTAGAGACTGAGGAAGTGACAGAGGAAGTTGAGAAAACTGACGAAGCTCCTGACGATAGTAGAGTTAAAGAACTTGAGAATCAGATTAACGAACTCAAAAAGATTATACAAGACTCACTATCTAACGAAACAGAGGAAAAGGTGGAGACTCCTGAGATTCCAGTTGACGACAAAGGACTAACTCACAGCCCAGAAGCTGAGGTTAAGACAAGAGGTAAGAAACTAGGAAACAAAGGTGGAGATATCTTATCCAATGTGTTTAAATACATAAATGACTAATTTTTTTATTAACAAGCTAAAATAATAATAATGGCTACTACTACTTCTATTACTACTACTTACGCTGGTGAAAAAGCTGCTGGATTTATCTCCGCGGCTCTTTTAAGTGCTCCTACTTTGGACAAAGGTGGAATCACTGTCAAGCCTAACGTAAAATTTAAGCAAGTAATGCAAAAGCTAGCTGTCGGTGACGTTATCGCTGACGCTTCTTGTGACTTTACTGCTACATCTTCTGTTACTTTGACTGAGCGTTACCTTCAGCCTGAAGATTTTCAAGTTAACTTGGAACTTTGTAAGAAGGATTTCGAATCGGACTGGCTGAGCATTGAGCAAGGTTTTTCATCTTTTGATGAGCTTCCTAAATCTTTCGCTGAGTACCTTATCGGACACGTTGCTGCTAAAGTTGCTGCTAAGACTGAGACTAACATCTGGAACGGTGCTAACGCTAACGCTGGAGAGTTTGACGGTATCGTCGCTCTAGCTGGTGCTGACTCTGACGTTATCGACGTTACTCACACTGGTTCTACTGACGCTTCTAACATTATCGCTCGCTTAGGTGACGTTATCGATGCAGTTCCTTCTACTATCTACGGAAACGAAGGTCTAGCTATCTATATCTCACAAGCTGACGCTCGCTCTTACGTTCGTGCACAAGCTGCTCTAGGTTATAAAGACCTTTACCACGTTGGGCAGACTGCAATGGACTTTGAAGGCGTTAAGCTTTTCGTTGCTAACGGTCTTAACTCTGGTCAAATGATTGCTGCCGAGAAGGACAATATGTTTTTCGGAACTGGCCTTCAGTCAGATATGAATGAGGTTAAGCTTATCGACTTAGCAGATATCGACGGAAGTCAGAACGTCCGCGTAATAATGCGTTTTTCAGCTGGCGTTAACTACGCTATCGGTTCTGAAATCGTTTTAGCACAAGCTAGCTAATAAGCTAATATATTAGGGAGTGGTTAACTCTGCTCCCTTATTTTTTTAATTTTTAAAACTGTAAAAATGAGTTGTAATATTTCACTAGGTAGATTAGAAGGATGTAAGGACGCTGTCGGTGGCCTTAATGCTATCTATTTTATCAATTTTGACGATGCTACTTTTGCTGTTGATGACACTACTGGTCTAGCAACTGTAACTGAGACTACTCCTAACGCTTACAAGTACGACTTGCGTGGGACATCTACATTTGAGCAGTCTTTAACTTCTAGCCGTGAGAACGGGACTACTTTCGTAGAGCAAACTTTAACTGTTAGCTTAAAGAAACAAGATTCCACCACTCACAAAGAGGTTAAGTTATTGGCTTACGGTCGACCAAAAGTATTGGTTGAGGACAACAATGGTAATGTTTTTGTAATGGGTCACGAGTACGGCTCTGAGATGAATGCTACTGCGTCCTCTGGTGCTGCTATGGGTGATAAGTCTGGCTACGAATTAACTTTCGTTGCTACTGAGAAGATTCTCGCACCTTTCACTACTGAGACCTTATCTTCTACATATAGTATAACTGTAGGAAGCTAATAAGACTACTCTTATAAGTAACAAAGAGCTCTACTTCGGTAGGGCTTTTTTTATGTTTAATTTCCAACAAAACAAACAGTTATCTAAATTGTTTTTAAATAAAGGACAGAATGTTATATTTTGACATCAACAGCACAAACGCCACTTTTTACGTTAACTGCAACTCTAGCTCTGGTGATATGGTAGATTTCAACTTCACAAGAGAAGGTAAGTCTACTCCAGACTACACTGAAAATGTAGAGTTAGTGGATGGTGGTTACTATCAAAGTGTATCGTTTGACTTGTCTAGCTTCAACACTGCTTTGACAGATGGAGCTACCTATGACGTTTTTGCGTACTCTGGCGGACTGCTAGTGTATAAAGATAAACTGTACTACAACAGTACAAGAGACGTAGATAACTCTAGTATAGAGGACTATGTAGAGAATACTACTAATAACGATTATATAATTCTAGACTAATGAACTTAAACCTAGTGAACTTAAGTGGCTACGATATGCCAAAGGCCATAGAGGACAAGCGTAAAGAGTGGGTTGCTTACGGAGAAGATAACGACTACTATAGATTCCTTATTGACTCCTACTTACAGTCAGCTACAAATAACGCTGCTATCCGTTCCATATCAGACCAAATATATGGAGAGGGTATCTGTATTGACGGAAAAGAAAAAGACTCTAAAGAAGTAAAAGAATTACGTTCATTTGTAGGCCATAGAGACCTAAAGAAGATCATACTAGAACGTAAGATGTTAGGTCAGGCTGCTATGCAAGTTATCTACAGTAAGGCTGGTAACGACAGAAAGGTGGTTAAAGTAAAACACTTTCCTATACACACTCTCAGACCTGAGAAGATGGACGAAAACGGCGTTATAAACAATTACTACTACCATCCTAATTGGACTGAAAAGAAACGCTCTGACACTCTTAAAAAGATTCCTACTTTTGGAACTTCAAAAGAGAAGGTTGAGTTAATGATATTAAAGCCCTACCTTTCTGGATATGACTACTTTTGTCCCCCTGACTACAGTGGGTCATTACCATACGCAGAACTAGAGAACGAGATAGCAGACTACTTACTTAACGAAACTAAAAACTCATTCTCAGGAACTAAGGTTATTAACTTTAATAACGGAGTCCCAGACATTGAGCAGAGAGAAGCTATAACAAGAGACGTTAAAGGAAAGTTAACTGGTTCTAGAGGTCAAAAGGTTATTGTAGCTTTTAACGAGAATCAAGAGTCTGCAACTACCGTAGAGGACATCTCTCTAAACGATGCTCCTTCTCACTATGAGTATCTCGCTAACGAAGCTATGCACAAGATTCTAGTAGGTCACAGGATTACATCACCTATGTTACTTGGAATTAAAGACAGTGGAAAGGGACTCGGAAACAATGCAGACGAAATTAAGACCGCTTCTCAGCTGTTCACGTCAACAGTGATAGCACCATATCAGAATGAGATTATAGACGCTCTAGAGGAGATTATGGAGCTTAACGGAGAAGTCCCTGAGCTTTATTTCATCACTTCACAGCCTATAGAGTTTACAGAGGAAAATCAAGAGGTTGACTACGACGAAAATAAAGATGAAGCTCCAGTAGAAAAAGACGAAGCTGACAACGTAGAGGAAGGAACTAACTTATCTAGTGACTACAGCCTGTCAGTGGACCCTAAATTCGTAAAGGACGCAATAGAACTATACAACGCCAGCAAATAATGTGTAAAGGAGTCAACGGCTTAGCGGATATATTTGTTTACCTCGAGAAATCTGGTGAGGTTATTAACGAGAACGAGTGGCACGTTGCTGACGTTAGAGGCGTTGGTAACGAGACTGAGTCTGAGGACTACGAAGCTATGCTTAATGATACCTTAAATATATCTCTCTCTATCGCAGATAGTAGACGTAAAGACAGTACACAGGACTCTAAATTTATTAAGGTTCGTTACAGATATGCTAAGGGTTCTAAGAAACACGGTAATAAAGGTAAGGGCTCAAGAGACTTCTGCAGATTAATGCATAGAAGTAAGAAGGTATATCGTAAAGAGGACATTTTACAGATGCAAAAAGACGGTGTTAACTCTAAGTTAGGGCACAATAAGCAACCATACTCACTCTGGAGACATAAAGGCGGTGTTAACTGCTATGACACTTGGGAGAGGGTTATATATATTAAGAAAGAAAAAAGCAACGGAGAACCTTATGGCGGAGACGCTTTGAGAGGAACGTACAAGACGACAGTAGGGAAAGCTAAGAAAAAAGGCTTTGACCCTAAAAGAAACAAGTGGAAAAATGACAGGAGAGTAGCTGAAGCTCAAATCGACAGAGCAGACAAAGGTCACCATCCTAGTTATAGAAAATCAAAATAAGAAAAAATGGCAGTAGCTCTATTTATTAGTAAAGAAGATTTAATTAAGAAAACGCCCCTTAGCGCAAATATAGACTTTGATAAGGTGTCTCACTTCATCAGAATAGCTCAAGATATTCACGTACACCAACTACTAGGAAGTAAGCTATATGACAAGCTACAATCTGACATTTTAGGCGGTACTTTATCTGGTGACTACGAGAACCTAGTAGAGGGATTCATTAAGCAGACTTTAGTACAGTTTAGTTTTATGGAGTATCTACCTTTCTCTCAGTACACTATATCCAACAAGGGAGTATTTAAGAGCACTTCTGAGAACTCTGCTCTACCTAGCACTCAAGAGATAGATTCAATGAGAGACGCTGCTAGAGACACTGCTGACTACTACGCTAAGAGACTTGTAGAGCACCTTAGGCACAATGATAACTTATACCCAGAATACAATACTA